AGTTTTCTTTTCTACTCATCACTTTTAAAGTATAATATCATTAAGCCATAAAGACAAGCGGTTTTTAAAATAATTACAAATATTCCCAACAACCACCCTTACCCTTCTTACTCAATGCCTTATCTATGATTACATCTTCTCTATCATAGAGACCAGAAGTGTAAGAAGGGCCATTTATCTTAAACATACTGAGTTGGCACCCACTCTTTTGTTTGCAAAAGAATCGAAATCCCATAGACTTATAGAAGTCAACTGCACCAGGTTCTGCCGAGACTCTAAAGTATTCAGAGTCATTAGAGATAGCTCTTTCTAGGGCATCCTGAGTCAGAATCCGAGCAACACCCTTTCTTCTATGCTTGGCAAAGGTATGAAGTAACTGTAAATTAGCCACATGGGGTTTTCTTTTAGAGACAGTAGTGATTATTGCACCAAGGAGTTCTTCTTCCTCCCAGTATCCAATACAATGTTCCCATTGTTTCTGCATATTTGCTTTAGATACAAAGGTCTTGGCAAACTTGTCAGCTCTATCTTCACTGATGAATTTACTGAATTGCTCTTGAGTGGTACTAAGCAACTTCATGAAACTCACGTTTCTTTTCTCCGCGAGATTTATCATACTTGGTCTTAATCCATCCATCATATTCAGAAGCATCCCAAATAAATGGCGGAAACTTGAATGAATTGTCGGATAGGATCTCATTCGCCGATGGTCCATCATTCAGTGCAGCTTCCATGAACATTTCTACAAATCTAAACTGAGACTCAATCTCCTCTCTTTTAGTCGTAGATCTAAAGCAACGAAATTCGATCGTACCAGTATGCTTCATGCAGTAAGTGTTGATGCCATATCGAAATGGTCTACCCATAGAAACACCATCTTTACCTGCTGCATGGAGCTTAATGAAATGCTCGAAATCTGTTGCTCCTGATATTATATTCGAAGACATGTAGTCTGGCATTGTCCTTCCGCCATCCAACTTAAGATACATCTTGGCGTTCTTATAGTTCTTCATGTCATTGGTGTCATAGAAGTTATAGCAGTTCTTAATGACTGTATCTTGATTTTCACGAATGTATGAAGTTAGCTTCTTGAGAGATTCGATGTCATCTTTAAGACCAGGAACAAATACATGAAGGTGTCCATGATTCACGCAGGAGGCAGAAGGAGTATTGCCATTTGCCTCGAAGAGTGCTTTAATTTCAAGAATACGTTCGACCTGCTGCATCCAAGTCTTAGTGGGCTTGGTGTTTACTTCGCCGCCCATGTAAGGATCAGTACCTAGAGGATCGCATGCCTTATATTGAAATGGTGGATGAATGTTGACAATGTCAGTTTCGGCATATTCCCAAGAACCAAGATGCTGGGGAATATCAATTCTACGATCGATGTCGCCCCACTCAATCTCATATCCCCAGGTAAAATCTTTGCTATTGTAGATCATCAATATTTCGCTCCATGATCTTTTCGTTAGAAAGAGAATCTTTTCTTATAGTATATTCTATAAGTTTACCTGATTTTTGAATAGAAGTCAAGCCACTTCTTCTCAAAATATCCTCAGTAGAGGCAAAGATCACGCCTCTTCCTATAGTGGCATAATGTAATGGCCTATACTCATTACGAATGCATCTGATGGACTTTTCATTGGTGAGCACACACATCGAGAAACTCGCATTTGTAAAGAACTTTGCTGGCTCCTTTCCTTCTTCCAATGCCGAAAGAATAAGCTCAGAATCATTTGCAGTTTCTGTAAGTAGGTTATATGTATTTTCCCAAGTATCAGGAGACTCTTGCGAAATTACTCCATTATGTACAATCGAAAATCTTTCTGATGAGAATGGCTGATTGAATCTAAGATCAGAGGTAGAGTACCTTGTGTGTCCAATGAGATATAAATTTCCATCTTCATTGATAAAATCTCTTAGATTATGCTTAGAAAGAAACTCTTTGGCATCGATTGGTTCTTTGACAGTCTCTATCTTACCATTCTGAATATATGAAACACCAGTAGCATGAAGACCTCGTATCTTACTCTGGAGAAATACATTCTCTAGTGTAACGAATTCTTGATCAGTTGGAGAACTTATAATAGTTGCAATCACACCACACATTATGTAAACAAATCCTCGAGTGTTGCATTCTCGCCATATCCACGATCGATCTTCATATTTACCTTATCGGCAATCAGAATAAATGGTTCGATAAATGCCTTGACAAACTGAAGCTCTCGATCAATGAACTTATCGATATCTAGGCTCTTGGGAAGTTCTACTTTAAAGGAGATCACATTTGAGTTGATGAAGTTCGGAGTTCTCAGGTAGACAAATTTAATCTTATCACCCGAAGTGATCAGAGGATATTTATCAGTGAGCTTCTTACTCCTCAGAAAGAAGTTGTATAGGAGTGATCCCTTGACATGAATTGGAGTGCGAGTTTTATAGATCGAAGAAGAATCATGCCAATCTTCGAGGCCATTTACTCCTCTTGGAAATGAAATCTTATCAAGGGGAAGCTCGAAGAACTCCTGTCTAAACTGTCTAATAAATTTATTTAAACCATCCTCATCTTTGTTAAGAATAATCTTAATGCCTTCGATAATCTTTTCACGACATGCTGCTGGCGTCGAGGACTTAACTGCCTCGATCCCCATGATCTTAAGTTTTGGTTCTTTATATCGAACACCTTCTGAATCCCAGACATTGAGAATGTATCTCTTCTTTGCAGTCCAAATTCCCTTATCGGCAATTACTTCTCTCTTCATGATCATCTTCTGATCATAGGCATTTAGATACTCGGCCAGTTCTTCATAACTCTTATCAATAACTTCTTGGAACCTTTCTGAAGTCACTTTATCGAGATAGTCAATGATCTTTTCAGTTGAAAGCTTCTGAGTGCCAACTACCTTCTTAACAAGATCAGAGAAGCTGATATAGATAGAATCAGTATCAGAGGCAATTACATAGTCCTTGTTATTTGTTCCAAGGAGTTTGTTCATGTACTCGTTGATAGACTTCTCGACCCAACGAATTGCCAGCTGTCCAGAAGTAGTAATAGCCTCGGCGTTCTTGACCTTAAAGTATCTGAATCCCTGATTACCAACAGCACCATAGGCAGAGTTCAGTGCGATTTTCTTTGCCATCTGAATGTTATCATATCGAGAAACTTCCTTGAGATACTTTTTATCCTTGGTCTCTTCATACTTCTTCTTTGATTCGATCATCTTCTTCTTGAAGGTGACACGATCATTATACATCATTTCCATTAGCTGTGGCAGGAATCCACGATATTCAGTTGTATATGTCGCGCCATTTGGACAAATAGTAATGTTCTTGTTCTTTAGGAAAGAAAGATCATTTTTTCTATCGAGGAGATCATTGACGGCATTCTGTCCGAATGATAGGTTAGCATCGACAAGAGTTTCTGGAGAGATGTTATACTGCATGATCAGGTGAGGATATAGTGAGTTCAAGTCAAAGCTTACAACCCAATCATGTATGCCCGTTATTGGATGCTTTACATATGCACCTTCAAATGCAACATTCTTATAGTTCTCTTGTACCTGGGGAATCACGACCTTGTTCTTGATTAGGAAGTTATGAATAATTACATCCCACATGCGAACGGGAGAGAATACATCGGCAAAATTTATCTTTGCTTCATATGCCATGGTATATGCTAGATCGATCAGCTTCAGTTTGTCATCGATCTTATCGACAAGCTCGACGTCCTGAATGTTATACTCGACAAATGACTGATAGTCCTGAGTATACCACTCCTTGAAAGAAGAATATGGATTGTTGTTCTTGGCTTCTCCAACTTCTACTTCGCCAATATGACCGAGAGTATATGACTCCTGGTTCTTATAGGTAAATTTCTTATAGAGACGAAGATAGTCAAGACATGAAATACCCTGAAGATCATAGTATAGATTCTCATGTCCCTGGATTTTTTTCTTCTTACCATAGACGTTCGACCAGGGAGAAAGCTTATTGAGAACCTTCTCGCCAAAGAGATTCTTGATTCTCGAACAGATATAGGTGATGTCGAACTGATCAACATTCCAACCAGTGATTACATCGGGATAATTCTTTTCCCAATAGTCCATGAAGTTTAGAATGAGTTCTTGTTCGTTCCTGGCGTTATGATATTTTACATCTGGTCTATTAGTCTTAAAATTTCCACGACCAAATACATGGATAATATTGGTCTGGTGATTCTTGAGAGTAATGACGAGAATGGCTTCCTGTGCCTTCTCGGGATCAGGAAAACCATTCTCACATTCAACTTCGATGTCGATGGTAAATAGAAGAATCTTTTCCGAATCCCAATTAATTGCTTTCGGATAGTTCTCTGATATCCAGGTATAGTTAAACTTATCCAAACCATGGACAAGGTTCGACTGTTGTGAATAGTTAGAGATGAATTCCTTTGCTTCCTTAATTGTCTCAAAGGAAACAGGAGCAACATTGTTCTTGTTTAGATCGAAGAACTCGGTCTTTGCCTTTGCCGGAACATATAGAGTTGGAGAATATTTTACTCTGTGATTTCTTCGTACATCACCATCGACTTCTCTAATCAGTAGAGTGTTTCCCCACTGAACGACATTTGTATAGAACATCACAACTCATTTCGTTAAAATTAAAATACCCAAGAAACGAAGGAATACCTTTTTCCTTCTTTTACTGGTTCTACTTTATGTGGATAGAGAAAATTAGAGGGAAAGATCATAATGTCTCCAGCCGAAAGCTTGATCTCTTTATCTTCGAACATGATAAACTCTCCACCTGTATAATCGTCATTTAATAGTCCAACTATACTAAGAATAGGAACTCCCTTTCTATTACCATCAAACAAACTATAAATGTGATCACAATGTATTGCCATTGTCTGATCTTTTTCA